CTGAAGCTGAACCATACATAATGAAAGACTTACTCTGGGCATATTACTATGCCAACGATATAATCAAAAGTCGATGGCCTGAAGCCGAACCAGTTTTAATGCAGAATCCCCATTATGCATATTTATATGCAATAAATGTGATTCAAGGGCAATGGCCTGAAGTTGAGCCATATATAATGAAAGATCCTGAGTATGCATATCGCTATGCCAAAGATGTAATCAAAGGGCGCTGGCCGGAAGCTGAACCAGTTATAATGCAGAATCCCATGTTTGTATATCAGTATGCCAAAGATGTAATCAAAAGTCGATGGCCTGAAGCCGAACCAGTTATAATGCAGAATCCCCATTATGTATATTACTATGCCAAAGATGTAATCAAAAGTCGATGGCCTGAAGCCGAACCATACATAAAGCAAAATAGGTCCCAGTGGAGAGAATATCAATCATTTCTAAAATCATTAAAGAAATGATAAATACTTGAAATAAAAGGTAATCAATAATGCAATCTGAACAATTAGCTGATAAAGTTTTTTCTCTATTGAAAGGCAATGGATTTCAAATAAAGATTTTCGATCAAGGTGGAAATGAAACTGCTAATCCTTCAGAAGGTCGAAGATTCTTTATTTCTGATCCAAATTTCATGATTACTATTGATGAAGATAATAATGAATTAGAGTTTAATAAAGGTGCTGATACAGATTTTGATAAATTTCAAGAATTACAAGATCGAGTTAGAAAAATTGCGAATGATTTTCTGTTGAATTTTTCTATTAAAGTATTTGGAAAAAGTATTCAACCACGAGATTTTTCATATAAGGCAAAAATGCATAAGGATAGAAATATGAACGAAAATACATCATTAGTGCAACCAGTAAATAGTCATTTACTTGGACAAGTTCTTAATAAGATTAAATATTTTGGAAAAATTTCAGCACATACGTTAGCAGATGAACTTGCACCTGCTCAATTAAATGACATTCAGCGAGTACTCAATACTCTAGTTAAAGAGGGTAAGATAGTATTAATTAATAATGACTATAATGACCACCTACGAGATCCAGTTTATTCAATTAAAATGGAAGAGGTAGTTGCAGAAGGATTAAGTAAAATGACAGGATCATCAAAAACTTCAAAGCAGACGTTAGAGAATGTAAAATTAATTGTAAGACATAAGAAACCAGTAAATGAACAGACTCGCGGCGCAAGAAGTAGAAGTATTAGTGCTATATTTTTAGAATGCAATGGTGAAAGATTTAGATTTCCACATTCAAATTTAAGTGGTGCAAGAGCAATGGCTCAGCATATGGCCCATGAGGGCACAATGTATGATAAAATTGGATCTTACATTATCGAAAATACTGGTTGGTTAATGAAATTACAAAGTTTCAATCGCTATGCTACATCAAATAATTTAATCAATGAAGATAGCTCAATCATTATTGACACTATTAAAGAAAATATTGAAACCATTAAATCAGAATTAAGAAAATTTACTGGTAATAAAACCTATGAAACCATAAAGGCTAGAATATCAACTTTTGAAAGATCACCACTGCAGGAAGATGATTTAAGTAATTTAAAGGAATTATTTACCATTAAACGATTTGATGAAAAATTTGAAGAAGTATTGCCAATAGTGAAACAATTAGTTCAAGAAAAAAATACGTATCTTAAAAGAATAGAAGAGTCAGCAAATAGTATTATTCGAATTCGCTATGAATCATTGAATGATACTCCTATACTTGAATTTTCAAGTAAGAATGCACAAATTGGTTTTAAATTAAATGAATTAGCATTACGAATGGTTGAAAACACTGAATTATCAGAATTTATTGCTAAGGTAGGTAATAAACTTTGTAAAGAGGGTATTGTCAATGATTTTGAGAAAGCAATTATTAAATCAGTATTCGAAAATGTAAACTTAGTTAAGGAATCAAAGAAAGATATTGTTATTAAAGAATCAGAAAATTTATCACATTTTTTTGATAAATATGATTGTAAGTTTTACTAAAACCTTATAAATCAGTTGACATTCTTATAAGAGTGTCGTATAATTACACAGTAATAAAGATGAACACAAGTAATGCGATGTTAGTAATCTACAGAATTAAAGCATTCAATTAAACTCAATTATTAAATAGGAAAACTTTTTATGTCAAAATTAGATGAAATTCGCAAGAAATTAGCAGCAATTGATAGTAAACGCAATGGTAGTAACAACAATTCAGATAAATTAGTATATCCACACTGGAATATGCCAGAAGGTGCTTCCGCAACAATCCGCTTCTTAGAAGACCGGCAATCAAGATAACACATTCTTCTGGGTTGAAAAGAAAATAATCAAACTAAAATTCCCAGGCATCATCGGTCAAGAAACAAATAAGGAAGTTGAAGTCCAAGTTCCTTGTGTTGAAATGTATAATGATGGTTCAATATGCCCTATATTGACAGAAGTCCGTCCAATGTGGAAAGATGCCTCACTGGAAGACACCGCAAGAAAGTATTGGAAGAAATCTACCTATATTTTTCAAGGATTTGTAAAGCAAAATCCGATTGTCGATGACGAATCTCCAGAAAACCCAATTCGCAAATTTGTAATTGGTCCACAATTGTTTCCACTCATTAAAGCTGCATTAATGGATCCAGAATTAGATAATTTGCCTACAGATTATGTAAATGGATTAGATTTCGTAGTCACAAAGACAAGTAAGGGTGGATACGCAGATTATAATACTTCAAAGTGGGCTCGTAAAGAATCTGCATTAAATGCAGATCAAATGGCTGCTATTGAACAACATGGTTTGTATAATTTAACCGATTTCTTACCAAAGAAACCAACTCCTGAACAATTAAATATTATATTTGAAATGTTCGAAGCAAGTATTGCCGGCGAATATTATGATCCATCAAAATGGGCGAGACATTACAAACCATACGGGTTTGAAGTGACCTCGAATAATGCCGTGACCGATGCCGATGTAAAAGCAGCAGAAGAACAATTTGAAACTGCAAAGGTTTCAACTGTTAAGACTTCGGTAGCGTCTTCAGTAGAAAAAGATAATACAGTATCATCTGACACTTCTACAAAATCCCCAAAGGAAATTTTAGAAATGTTGCGCAATCGTAATAAATCATAATTTTAATTCATTATGGATTTAGAGATCATTTTTACTAATGATCTCTATTCTTTCTATGAAAAATAATAATTGTATAATAATTTTAAGGAGATAAACTGATGAAACCAATGGATATAAGTAAATTCAGAAAAAATATTACTAAGGCAATTGATGGAATTAGTGCAGGATTTCATCCAGTAGATACGTGGATTAGCACGGGTAATTATGCGTTAAATTATCTTATTTCGGGTGATTTTAATAGAGGTATTCCCCTTGGAAAAGTATCAATGTTTTCCGGACAATCGGGGGCCGGCAAATCATATATTGTATCCGGAAACATTGTTAAGAATGCACAAGCTCAGGGTATTTATTGTATTTTAATGGATACAGAGAATGCACTTGACGAAGATTGGTTGCAAAAATTAGGTGTTGATACAAGTGAAGAAAAATTATTAAAATTAAATGTATCAAAAATTAGCGAAGCAGTTCAGATCATAAATGATTTTGTTAAAGAATATAAGACACAGGATATGGAAAATAGACAAAAGATATTATTTATTATTGACTCTATAGGAATGATGTCATCAGAAATTCAAGCACAGCAATTTGCGGATAATGTTCTTAAGGGTGATTTCGGCTCAAAGCCAAAAGAATTAATGGCATTAGTAAGAAATTGTTTAAATATGTTCGGTGATTTGAATATTGGATTAGTGTGCTCAAATCATAGTTATGGGAGTATGGATCCATATTCCCCTGATGATAAGATTAGTGGTGGTGCAGGGCCAGTTTATGCCTCAAGTATCGTAGTGGCTATGAAATTACTTAAATTAAAAGAAGATGAAGAAGGTAACAAAGTAAAAGATGTATTGGGTATTCGTGCCGGATGCAAGGTAATGAAAACTCGATTTAATAAGCCATTTGAAGATATTGAAATACAGATACCCTATTCAACGGGTATGAGTCCTTATAGTGGATTTTTTGATTTGATCGAAAAGAAAAATATTATTAAAAAGGATGGTATGCGATACACGTATATTGATTTAAATGGCGGAGAACATAAATATTTCAAAAAGGCATGGAATAGAAATGAAAATGGAGTTATGGATTTGGTAATGAGAGAATTCTCAGAAAAAGAAAAACTTTCGGGATTGAAAATTGTAGAATCGGATGAATTAGATATAGTCGAAGAAGGAGAAGAATAATGATACAAAGTAATAACACAGACTTAATTATTGATCTATGGTCACGAATTAAGCCATATATTTCAAATAAGGAGAGACCAGATGCTGCCGAGTCAGTTATCTCGGTATTTGATGAATATGGAATGACTGATGGAATAGAAAAAGAAGAAGGACTTGATAAAGATTTAAAATCAGCTATTAAGAATTATTATGGTGATGTCGATATTGAAGAGGCAGATGATGAATACTAACAATGAAATAGAAGATGTAAAATCACGTAAGAAAATTCAAGAATTCAGTAAATTATTGTTAGAGACAATTGAAAGTAAGAATACGGAAGAATGCATGGTCTTACTACAGGAATTCAAAGAACAAATAAAAATCGATCCTGAATATGTAGTTTGGATTACTGATCCTAAGAATTTAATTCAAGTTCAACAGGCAATTACAGAAAACCTCGGTGTGCCACATAAAATGATGATGATCAAGAAAAGACAAGTCACAAGAGCTCAAAATGCTATGTTCTTCTTACAAGCTATGGAAAATGGAATAAAGAAAGTATTATGATTAATTGGTATTATAAGATAGTCGATGATTTATCAGAAATAGCAAATTTTATTGTATATTTCGAAAATGAATTAATATCTGCAAGATCCGAATTATCTTTAAAAGGTAAGAGTATTGAAAAACATGCCGCAGAATTACCAGGCATAGTTGAAATGAGATATTCTCAATTGCAGGTAATCGAATCTATACTTGAACATTTAAATATTCTTTTAAGAAAGAAACGATCAGAGAAATTTAAAAAATTCTTAGAATCATACGCAAAGGCATTAAGCTCAAGAGATGCAGAAAAGTATGTTGATGGTGAAAAAGAAGTGATTGAATTATCAATGTTAGTAAATGAAGTCGCGTTATTGAGAAATAAGTATTTAGGTATAACTAAATCATTAGAAACCAAAAATTTCATGATTAGTAATATCACACGATTGAAAGTGGCAGGAATCGATGATGCAACAGTTTATTGACAATCATTTAATAAGGTGTTATAATTAGCTTAATGAAAACTACATTAAAAATAATCGACGAAATAAATTGCAGATTTATGGATCTATCTCCAGATGTTCGCAGAAAATTAGTTCAAGCGACTGAATATATGGTCCCTGGGGTTCAATTTACGCCAGCAGTCCGACTTGGTCGATGGAATCGGCAAGATGAGTTATACTGATATTCGGTGGTAGAACGTATATTAATTTACTTGACAAATTAATTCCTATTGTGCAGAATGCTGGATATGAAATTGAGCTTGAGGATTTAAGAACTCAGTATTCATTTGAATTTAATAAGGTCGACAAGGATAGTTATGGGCACGTTTGTTGGCCGATTGGACATGCGAGAGCAGGGTTACCAATTGAATTAAAAGATCATCAAATTTCATTAATTAATACATTTTTAGAAAATCCTCAAGGTGTAATTTTAGCACCAACAGGTTCACGGTAAGACAATTTCTTGCGCAATTCTTAGTCATAAATGTGAACCATACGGACGAACAATTGTAATTGTTCCATCAAAGGATTTAGTAACACAGACAGAAGAAGATTATAAAAATTTAGGATTAGATGTCGGGGTGTATTTTGGAGATAGAAAAGAATATGGCAGAACTCATACCATCGCAACTTGGCAAAGTCTTGAAGTATTACAGAAAGCAACCAAGGCTGATATTGCTGATGTTCCTATTGAAGAATTTCTTAAAGGTATTGTCTGTGTAATTGGAGATGAGTGCCATCGAACTAAACGGCAAAATCTTACGTGACTTATTATCAGGACCATTGGCAGATTGTCCAATACGCTGGGGATTAACTGGCACATTACCTGAAGAAGAATATGAAAAGGTCGCAATTACTTGTTGTATTGGGCCAGTTCTTAATAAGATTGACACCCAAGAATTACAAGATAAAGGATTATTAGCTAAATTAGATATTCATGTTTGGCAATTGAAAGATGTTGGGGAATCATTTACTAATTATCAATCGGAATTAAAATGGCTTACCACAAATCAATCAAGATTAAAATTTATTGCTAAAAAGGTAGATGAAATATCACAAACCGGCAATACTGTTGTATTGGTTGATAGAATCGAGACTGGTGAATTATTTCAAAAGTTAATTCCAGGATCGATATTTATATCTGGCAAAGTAAAATCTAAAGATAGAAAAGCAGAATATAATGAAATGCAAGAAGTCGATGGAAAAGTAATAATAGCTACCTTTGGTGTTTTATCAACACGGTATAAATATTGTCAGGATATATAATTTATTTTTATTTGAAGCTGGTAAATCAGCAGTAAAAGTAATTCAATCAATTGGCCGTGGACTTAGAGTATCGAAAGATAAAGATTTCGTAGATGTGTATGATATTACATCTAATTGTAAATATTCAAAGAGGCATTTAGCAAAAAGAAAGAAAATATATGATGAAGTTGGATATCCATATACCATTAAAAAGATTGATTACTGAGGAGAAAATGTGTTAATTTTAACCAATGAGAACAGGCCATACGATTTAAATATAATTCCTGGAGAGACTGAAGATATAAGATATCGGCGTTCTTGATTATTCAGATCCGAAAAATCCTGATTATTTTTTCCTACCTTTAATTTTCTTAGAAAGTTTTAATGCGACTGCGGTAGTATTGGACATTGGGCATTGGAAAATTCAATTGCCATTAGATTGGTCGATTTTAGTGTGTGATGAATATTATAGCGATATTGAAGTAATGCCATTAGAGGATTTAAATGATCGTGGATTTCATACAATGGTATTCAACCCATTAAAGCACATGGTTCCTAAGCCGTATGAGGTAAATATTTCTAATGTGTATATGGAAATAAAATGGTTTGTGCCAAAACTTAAAAATGGTAATATTCTAGTAATTCCTCTAGAAGATGGCCCAGCGCCGAATTGTATTTTAGCAGTAAAAGATACTTCTAAAATACCTGATGTTATTTCTATAGGGTCGTTATTTGAATAATATGGAAAACATAGACAATTGGTTACAAGAATTATATCAGTTAAATCCAGAATTGGATAATGATGTTGTAAAAAAAAGTAAAGGGCATGAATTAGACATATTTACTGTTTTAAATGCAATCGATCTAAGAAAAAAGGATTTTTATGAAGGTCTTACACCGGACCAAAAGAAATCCTTAGTTCCTTGGTTACTTATGAGATGGACAAGTAGCAGTAAAAATAATTCAGAACATTATATGCTAATGGCAAATGATATTGTGAATAAAAATTTTAGTAGTCTAGTAAAACATCCAAATTTACAATGGAAATTACTTTCTTTGTGCGGAACTGGCAAGAAGCAAATGCATCAATGGATAGCGCCACCAAAGAAAGGTATTAAGAATAAATTAGAACAAGAGATAATAAAATTAAATCCGTTAATAAAAAATTCAGATTTAGAATTATTACTTTCTATAAATTCACAGGAAGATTTTGAACAATATTTCAAAGACAATGGATACTCGGACAGGGAAATTAAAGAAATCCTTAAAGGATAGTGAGATGGATCAAAATCATCAATGCCGCTATTGTAAAAAGAAGTTTCATAAAATTTCTACAATTACGGCACATTTATGTCCAAAAAAACAAAGGCATCTGGAAATTGACACTGCGAATTCAAGATTTGCGTTTATGGCATTTTGTCGATTTTTTGAATTAACAACTAACTCAAAAAAGACAAAAACCATAGATGAATTTATCGATAGCACTTATTATATAGATTTTTTAAAATTTGGAAATTATATTGTAGATATAAAACCTGTAAATACATCACAATTTATTGATTTTGTTGTCCTTAGTGGTATAAAATTAAAAGATTGGGCACAGGACACTGTATATGATATTTATATTGAAGATTTAATTAAAAAAGAGCCGGATGATAGTGCTGTTGAACGCTCTATATTAACTATTGAAGAATGGTGTAAGAAACATAATATTGAAATACCAAATTTCTTTAATAATATAAGTCCAAATGAGGCATCGTTCCTAATAAGATATGGAAAAATAAGTCCATGGGTTCTTTATCTTTCAAGCTCTGGAGAAAATCTAATGACAAGATTAAATGAAGACCATGTTCGATTAATTGAAAAAATTATTGATCCTGTATTTTGGCATAAGAAATTTAAAAATAAGGTTGATGATGTGGATTACGTGTCAAATCTTTTAAAAATGGGTGGACTCTAATGCGTATTTCTACAGATGTTGATATTGATGTTGCTAACAGAGATAATGCATTATTGAATTTGGAACATATATGCGCAAGAATCGATTCAGATAACGGAACTCATCGAAAACATTTAACTGGTGTTTATTTTCAAAATATTCCAAGGGATCCATATTCGAATATATCAGTAATAGATTACAAGGTTGCTGCCGACAATGGATATTTTAAAATAGATATGTTAAATGTTTATTTTTATGAAGATGTAAAAAATGAAGATCATTTGATTAAACTTATGAATCAGGAACCCGAATGGGAATTATTCTTATATAAAGAAATAACTGATCAGTTATTTCATTTAAATGGCCATAGTGATTTATTAATTAAGTATAAGCCAAAATCTGTCGAAGATTTAGCAATGATTTTAGCAATTATACGTCCATCAAAGGCATATTTACAGAATTCAAGCTGGGAGAAGATTAGAAAAGAAGTTTGGATTAAAACCGATGATGAAAAATATTCATTTAAGAAAGCACACGGAATTGCCTACCGGCCTAGCAATTATAGTAAATCTTAATTTATTGATAGAAAAAGAATTAACCGATAGAATTAATCTATTTTCCTGACAAGTTGAATTTGTCTTTTCTTAATTCTTTTCCTCATTATATTTGTTAGGCTTGTTACTGGTCCAAAGATAATTTCTACATCTTTGTTTATTACAGTTTTAATACAATAACGAAAGCCCCTCATTTCACCACGAAGAAAGATATTAATAGGTAATAATCTATTACTTTCATTCCACCAACAATCACCATGTTCTAAGAATAATTTTTTTTGATCGCTAGTTATGATTGAATTATAATCATAAAAACTAATAATTTTGTCACTAGAATTCTGAATGATACCAATGAATTCTTGATCATTATATTTTAATAGGCTTAAAAATGGGAATTTTTCTTTTATTTCGTCTAAATTTATCATACAAATATTTATCATCTATGATAGGCGTTAATTTTGATAAATACTAAAATAGAGGTTAATAATGAATTCAAGTTATATAGATTTATATGCATACGATCACGTTTATCAGTTATTATTTACTGATGGTTCACCTCTTTGTAATAATTTTTCGGATAATCCACCTATGAATCTAAGACCATTAAAAGCACATCGAGGACTTAATAATCGATTAATATTTCGAGTATTAGACCCAAATAGGTCTCCTGTAAATTTATGTAATTATCAAGTGTATGCCAGAGTAATTGATCCGGATAATAACACTATTGTATTGGAAAAATTGGCCAGACAGGGCACTTCTATAGGGACAATATTTTTGGAATTAGACTCTGGCGATATCGTTGATTTACACGCAGGTATGTATAATATGGTATTAGTTGCTACTCAGCCATTTGTATTGGGTCAAAATGCAATTGGATCATATGTTGACAAACCATTGTTTACAGACTTTACAAATGATGTTCAGATGACACTTGAAATAACTGATCAGGCATTTATTGCGCCAATACCAAGTGTTGAAATTTATGAAAGTTTGTGGACCGGTGATAGTTTTTATCCTACTGGCGCACCACCAAGCTATGGGTTTTATAGTAGCGCAATTGCCGGATCTAGAGTAATGAATCATAAGAACTCAGTGCATTCATTTTCTACCTATACACAGAATTTTACTGGCGTGTTAGAAATTTTTGGCACATTAGATGAGACACCAGACCCATATTTAGACTCGACAAGATGGTTTAAGATATATCCTTCATCAATGTCGAAAGAGATTGAATATTTTAATTATACGGGGACAGTGGCATATACTTTCAGTGCTAATGTTATGTGGATCAAGTTTAGATACTTTCCTTCGACCGCTGTTGCAAATCCAGGAAGAATGGTAAAACTTGTGGCGAGGATGTAATAGTGAGATTATATGAAATTTTTAGTTATCTCTTGAAAATTGATAAAGAACCAAGTAACGGATTATGGTTTAGGCATGAAAGTCCTTATGAATTACAGAATTTACAAATACCATCATATGATCAGTTAGAGAAAATAAGACCTGGGTATAATGTAAAAGCCCGCAGAAAAACAGAAGATTTATACAGGAATATAATAGATCATTCGAAAGATTTAAGTTTTCTTTATGCCACTATTGTTGGGTATAATATCATGGAACCATCAATAGATTATCCAGGGTTTACATATTATTTTCAATTAACACACCCTGAAATAGAAAATTGTATTTTTACTATTGTTGATAAGAAAGAGTGGATGAATCCTACTGTGGGAACGGATGGTCTCCAGTTGGCACAACATATTTGGCAAAGGCATAAATCCCAATTTGAAAAATACAATGATAAAGAACTTGGATCAATTGATCCACGAATTGAAGTAATAATACCCTTTCCAGTTAACATCGAATTATACTTCCCTCAAATAGAAGACCGTTGATTTTCAATAGTGATAAATAGTCTATAATATTGGATAGTAACTAATGAGATTATATGAAATT